ATTATAATGTACTAACTGTTAACTGGAACGATGATACCTTAACAACAAATACTGGTATAGATAGTAACGGTTATTTAGATTCAGATACTGTACATTATAGCCCAAGCACTAGTTACAGACCTAACAGCCCTGGAACATTTGATGCTATTATAAATCCGCAGACATTTAATCCACATCGTCCTCATAACGAAGTGAATCCACCTAATGTAACAGTAGCAGTAGGTACACGCTATTTACTAGTGGAAGATATTGGAGCGACAATTAACGAAGAACCTGCGCACGAATGGGGCGCATTAATAGCGGTAGCAAACGATATTATCGAGTGGACAGGATCAGAATGGCATGTGGTGTTTAATTCTACTCAGGTTCATGATACACTAGTGTGGCAAACGAATATATATACTGGAATACAATACTTATGGAACGGCGTTTCATGGGTTAAAAGTTTCGAAGGTGAATATACGGCCGCACAATGGAAAATAGTACTGTAAAAGAATCAATTGTTTGTAGTGGAGCATTATTTTATGCTAAGTCTACACGACGCTTTCTGCTGTTACAAAAAGCTCACGGCAAACACGAAGGCACGTGGGGCTTAGTTGGTGGTACTAACATACAAGGTGAAACTCCTTGGCAAGGGTTAGTGCGTGAAATCAACGAAGAAATTGGACCAAGTCCAGAAATAATTAAAACAATTCCTCTCGAAACTTTTGTCAGCAATGATAAAGTGTTTAATTTTCACACTTATCTTTGTGTGATTAAGGAAGAATTTGTTCCTTATCTAAGCGACGAGCATTACGGATGGGCGTGGGCAACTATAGACCGTGCTCCTAAGCCTTTACATCAGGGTTTACGTAATAGCTTTAGCTCAAAAACCATTAGAACTAAACTACAAACTGTATTTGATTTAGTAGATTTAATATGAGAAAAGTAAAAAATATAGTTATTGTTGGAGGAGGTACTAGCGGTTGGATTGCTGCAGCCTATTATCTCAGACAAGTACCGGATATTAATTTAACACTAATCGAAAGCCCTAATATTCCAATCGTAGGAGTTGGCGAAGCTACAATCTTAGGGTTTGACGATTTCTTAAACAACTGCGGGATACATCCTAGTGAATGGATGGCCGCAACTGATGCTACTTATAAATGCGGAATACTATATCCTGGTTGGCGAGATGAAAAAACTGTAGTTTGGCATCCATTCAATACTACTCGTACTAGACAGGAATACGAAGAACTTAGTGACATAGAGTTGTGGCACAACATTCAAGATAAAACATTATACGATTACAATACGTATGCCCTAGATGATTGGACCACATGTGTTCTTAAAAATAAAGTTTCAAATGCCAATATTCGTAAAGGTTATCATTTAGACTGTATTAAACTAGCTAATTTTTTATCTAAAAAATGTATGCCTAAAATTAACTATAAACAGACTAATGTAAAACAGGTTAAAGTTAACGATCATGGCATAGAATATCTACTGCTAGACAATGACGAAAAAGTTACAGCTGACTTATATATTGACTGTACTGGATTTAAAAGATTACTAAGCAGTAGTCTACCCGATAGTCAATGGGTTGACAAGAGTAGTATGTTGCTTCTTAATTCAGCAGTTGCTGGTCAAATAGCCTATAAGGATCAAGAAAGCGGTATGCGTCCTTATACAATAGCTCAAGCAGTTGATCACGGATGGATTTGGAAGATTCCTATTCAAGGACGTATTGGATCTGGGTTAGTATACGACAGTAGTTTATTATCTCCTGCCGAAGCTGAAGAACAATTTGTAAATCATTGGGGTGCTGATAGAATTATCAGTAGCAGTTTAAATCATATTAAATTTAAACCAGAATATAATAAGAAAAATTGGAGACATAATTGTTTAAGTATCGGACTTGCTAGCGGATTCATTGAGCCATTAGAAAGTACCGGACTACAATTAATGATAGATGGTATTGTAAATTCTAGTGACTTAGTAAAGAAAGGCTTTTACACACAAGACGATGTTGATTGTTTTAATAGCATAATATCAATTAGGTATGATACTGCTATGGATTTTATTGGTCTCCATTATCTTAACAACCAAAGAACAGGATTATTCTGGAAAAAAGTACAGGAATATAATCAACCTACTGACACTTTACTAGCTACAATTGAACAATTTAAGTATAAACGTCAGTGGTTTGTACAACAAAGTGATAAACATCTTTTTGGAACACACAACAAACACATATGGATGGATGCTGTAGGTATAGATTATGCTGTTAAACAAGTTCCAGAAAAATCTGCTCGATTTATGCTAGAAGATTCTTTTAACAAAAATAAAAAAACAGCCTACATGACCACAATGACTAATTTTGAAATAGCCAAAATGAGATCATTTAATAAAATTTAACCACCCGGTTAGTATATACTTGTCCCCTGTTAACGGAGTATTTCCACGGTGAGCGTGGGGAAATCCGCTAGGCCATATAAGTAATGTTCCCGCTTTAGGCTTAATACGTTTATGTAGGTATAAGAATTCTGTTTCTCCGCCTTCTTCAACATCGTTCAAATATATCATGTATGTAATAAATCTAGGACTTGAAATAAAACTGCTAGTTTCGTAGTGCCAAACGTGATATCCGCCACCTGGTTTTGTCTTTTGTAATCTCATGTTTAGCATAGCGTGTTCATTACTAGCTTTGATTACGCTGTATTTTTCTACATATTCATTATAAGCCGGCCAAAATTTTTGTATAAATGGCTGTATTGCTGTTTGTGTATGGTCAAAAGAAAATTCTTCTGGTTCGGTAACAAACACAGTTTCATCGTCTACTTTGTGTCGATCACCGTGTTTATCTTCTTGTCGATTAAATGTTTTGTTAAGAGATTTCATATCTTCAAAATATTGAATCAATTGATTACATTCTCTCTTTGTAAGTAAGTTGTCCCATCGGCCGATGAATAAGTCTTCCATATTTTTCCTCTCTGTTCTACTTAGCTGTTGCCTATTCCGATGTTAAAAGAAATGACAATCTTTTCTCCTGCGGGTTGTCTAGCATTTCCATGTAAGAAATCGCTTCGGAATAAAATTAATCTATTTTCTATACATTCAAAATCTGAATAATCAAAACTTAACTCAGTGGGTGTCTTTGGCTTAGGCATTGTATTGGTAATATCGTTAAAAAATCTAATAGTAGATCCTGCAGTAGATAGCACATAAAATGCTCCAGAAATTAAACTATCACCATGTACGTGCGGAAAATTAAAATCTCCTTCATTGCTAATGTTTATCCACATATTTCTGTAAATTAAATTATCAGCAGTTTTATCAGAGAACCCTAACAATTTTACATATTCTTTAGCGTGTAACATTATTAGATCTGCAATTACTCGAAGTTCTGGATCACTAAACAATGAATTGTTTGTGCCAAAGGAAGAATTTACCGATAATACTGTGTCTTTGTTAGTTCCATATTTTATTAGTAGTTTGTTAGCATTGATATTTAGATCAACAAGATCACTGGTCGATAACAAGTCATCGATTATTAACAAACTTTTAGGAAATAATTTTTTAAGAGTAACAGTCGTCATTATTCAAAGTTAAAAGCTAAACTAATTCGTTCGTTATCAGTACAGTTCATGTCAACTCTATGAATTAGCCAACTAGGAAAAAATATTAATCTTCCTACCTTAGGAGCATAATTTACATTTTCGTTTTTTACGCCGTCTGATGGAAATCCTAATGTGTGAGCATGGGGATTAGGATTCATAAAAATAATGTTTCCATCCGAACCATTTGTTTGATAATAATAACAACCGGATACTCGGCTCAAGGGATGGATGTGATCAAAATGGCAGCCGCCTTTATTATAAAAAGTAGTCCAAGAATTAATTAATTCTAAAGGAGCACCTTTGTACTTGATATTTTTTATATACTCATTCAGTTGATATTCAATTTCTCTTTTAAATTTTACTAATTTAAAATCTTCAATATCATTAGGAGTGCCGTTAGCAAAATTAAATGTCGTAGCAACACTGCCGTTCTGTATAATGGAGGAACAGGATTGACGTATATCCGGTAGTGCTTGTTTAATTTCTTCTTGAATTTCTTCTAAATCTTCTTTTTCAAGATCCACTACAAATAAGGGAGTCGAAAACCATCTTTCAATCATAACTAAAATCCATAACTAAAATACTTCTATTGGTCCTTGTAGGTCGACTAGAATGCATCAACCATCCTGGAAATCCTATAAAATCTCCAGGATTTAAAATAACTTCTTCTGCCAAAGGTTCGCTTATTGCCGCTGCCATTGGTCTAGGGTCAAATAATAATAACTCTCCCTGTCCACTAATGTTTAAAATTACTGTATATTTGCTATGAGCATGAATATGCGGATCTTGATAGCCGCCTATTTCGTAATCAATGGCCCAAACACTTTTAATTTTTCCATCGATTAATGTGGAAAGCTGATCCCAAATATTTTTGTACCACATGGGTGCTTTCATACCACTATTGAGAGCTTGTTGAAAACCGTTGTGCGTAGTTGAATTGTATGTATCCGTAGAAATTTCTTTTTGAATTTCCATCCATTTTTGATAATCGTCTACTGTAGCATTGTCAATACTGATATTGCCACTAAGGATTGTTGTAGGAAACAATTCTTTTTTATTCGTCATTGTTCCAGTGACTCCAGTAGGCTTTTTTCAACTTGTTTCTCAAGTGCATAAAACTAATGTTGTTCAGATATTTTCTTTTAGTTACCCATAATTTATCTAATTCATTAGCATCTCTAACAACTAATTCGTAATCTTCTTCAGTAATTGGAATTAAGTGAGCGATGGGAGTACCTGCTTTTATTGTATAAGGACCGTTAGTTTCATACCACCATACTTGAAAATTAACTTCACTGCTATCTGACGGATCTAATATTCCTGGAACATGTTCGTATTGCCAAGCGTCCGAGTAACTCAAAGGCAATACCATAAATTTGATACCTTTAGGTGCTTTGATCTGCCAAGGTGTAGCTAACTTAATAACTGTAGTCATTGCGCCCGGAGGTGTGGGCAACATTCTGGCAAGCTCTTTATGTGAAGCAACTAACGGATGTGGATACATTAATTCAGATAACTCGGCGCTTGGGACTGTCCATTTAAAATCCCAAGGATCTCCTCTAGTCTCTATTAACACATCCCATGGCATAGTTACATAAAACCCTGTTCGTAGTATATCAAAAATTCCTGGGCATCTATAGATATGAACTTGTCGAGAAGTTTGATTATGTTTGATAAAATCCTTATAGTGTTCCTTGGTTTTTTCAACCCAGTTTGGCATATAGTTTTTAGCAGGTATAACAGGATATACTGAACTTACACCCGGAACTGTTGAAAAGAATTCAATCTTAAGTTTTTTCTTAAATAGGTTCATTGTTTTCGTACCATTCTTTTAAAAATTCATAGTGATTTGGAAATCTTTCTTTTACTAGTTCAACTGTAGCATCTCTAGTTTTGAGCCAATATTCTATATAGGCTTGTTTTTCAGGAGTTAAATTCGCAGAGTCTTTATATAAACCACCGGCGTGTAATACACTGAACCAATGTCCAATATGGAACCCAGATGTTTTATCTAGATAAGGATTATTGTGTAAAGCAGGTACAAAGTTAGCAAATACTTTTCTTATGTCTTCAGGCGCATCATCGATAGTTTGTTTTCTAATCGCTTTCCAAAAATCAGTGTCGGATCTTTTACTAAAATGATAGTGTGCCCACACAAATGCTAAAATTTCTGTTGTCATAGTTTTATAGGACGCATTTAATGACTTTTTAGATGTGTCTCCCCAAACTCCGCCTGCTTGATTTATCTGAGCTACAAATGCTTCTACAATTTTAGTAGTAAAAGTGATACCTGTAGCTTCTAGCGGTTCTACAAATCCAGCACTTAATCCAACTGCTAGTACATTTTTATAGGCGATCTGATCGTGTGTGCCACATCGCATTTTTAAATGTCTAACAGGAGCGTCAAATTCTCCAAGAACTTGTCTTAATTCTTCTTCAGCTTCTTCTGGAGTAATAAATTTATCGCTGTACACATACCCATTTCCAATGCGTTCATAAGTAGGAATAGTCCAACGCCATCCTGCTTTCATCGTTGTGGATTTAGTATAAGGATGACATTCTTTGTCTGGATCGGTAAAATTAGTAGGCATTGCTACAGCACGATTACATGGCAATATATCTTCTACACTATTGAATTTAACACCTAGAGCGTCTTCTAATAACAAAGATTTAAAACCTGAACAGTCAATGTATAAATCTGCCGAATGTATACGGCCCTGTTCGTCCTGTAGAGATACGATTCCGTTTTCGTTCGTCTGTACGTCGACAATTTTAGTGTCAAAATAATAAATCTTATCAAAAATAATATCACGTATAGAAGAAACGATTTCTAAAGCACTAAAATGAACCGCACCAAAGTCTCGTATACCCGATGAAGCGTATCCAATATCGTAACCACCTAACTTTGGACTTTTATTTTCTTTCGCTAGTCTATACGCTGGCAACCAGTCAAAAAACTCCTTAGCTGGTTTGTTAATAAAATAGTCAGGTGTTCTAAGATCATGGCTGATCAATGTATTTTCAATATAATCATTATCAACAAAATAAGGTTCATCGTTCCACCCTATTAGTTCTACCCCAAGTTTAAAACTAGCCTTACTTGGTTTCATCCATGTTTTAGGCATTATACCGGCATCATATAGAAATCTCGATGTAGCAGGTTGTGTTCCTTCTCCTACTCCTATTGGTCCTAATTCTTTATTTTCTATTAGAATAATATTTGGAGAATTTTTTAAATTTTTAACAAGGTATGCGGCAGTTAACCAGCCACTAGTACCTCCTCCAAAAATAATAATATTTTTTACTTTGTTTAATAGCATTATGCTTCCATCCTTTTAGGTTCCACAAAACAAAATTGTGTTAAACAATATCTTCCCATGTTGTCAACTGTACTACTGTTTACTATCGGAACAACCTTATGTGAATAAGATCCTGGGATTATTAGTGAACGATTGTTTTTTGCTTCTATTTTTATGTTCCAGTCATTTAATATTAAATCACCGCCGGACCATGCCCGGGGTTCTCGATAAAACCATGTTAATAATGTAAAAACACTATTATCTGTATGTGACTTGTAATACATACCATCATCATAGTAGCTTAACATAGTAGTGTAAGTATTAAGATTTTCGTAAATACCTAATGCTGGATGAATCTTTTTTAGAGATTCGATAACATCCAACCCTAATAATTTAGCTCCGCAAGGAACAATATATTTCAATTTTCCTTCTTCGAATAATCTATTTAAAAAACCAGATTTATTATTTTTAAGAAATTCACCAGTGTCAAGATTTTTAGCAGATCCTGAATCTTCGGGTGCTAATAAATAATCATTATTTTCAATAGAAGCTATATCTTCCCAAATTTTCGTTAGTTCGTCAGATGTGTAAGTATCGTCAACGACTAAAAATCCTTGAGGATATGATGTTATTTTCATCTTACTTTTTAACCACAACAATATACAACCCGTTCCACCAATCTTGAGAACTTTCTTCTTCGTTCAATATTAATTTCTTATAAGTTGTTCTTAAATTAACAGATTCTAATCCTACTGTTGCTCCACTAACAACTCCTTCCCAATTAGCATCATCGAAAACAATAACAGCTTCTTCTGCTAAAACGGGATAGTAGTATTGTATTACTTTAACTACACTTTCATGGTCGTGAGGACCATCGTAGAACATCATTTGTATCGGTTCTTTAATATCTTGAAGATTTACCGATAACATATCAGAGCTAATAACAGTTATTTTAGATTCTTTAACATATGGTTTAATATTTTCAATGAATTTTTCTTTATTATTATTAGGTGTTCTTGCAATATCTGGTCTACTTGGTTGTATTTGTTCTTGCCATAGATCGATAAAATAACCTGTTATAAGATTATTTTGTAATACTGAAGCCGCTGTTGCGCCAATGTATGATCCAATTTCTAAATAAGTTCCAACACCTTGCGCGATGCTATTTAATAAAGTCTGAACACGCTGACTAGTTAACCCAGGAATCTTGTTATTAATCTTAGGAACACCCGATGTAGCAACTGCTTCTGCTACGTGTTTGACTAGATCAGTATAGTCTACATTACTTTTCATTTCTTCAATGCGGTCGCAATACTGACATTCCCAGCAATCAAACTTACAATTTTTAATTTTCTTACGCCACGCTTCGATAGGTTTACCTGCTAAATTAGTTTCTTCTAAATAATTTTCAAAGTTTTCATGAAGAATAGCTTCTCCTCTTACCCATCTATCGACTATATCTAATGTTTCTCCAAATCTTTCCGAGCTTTCGCGACCATGCATTTTAAAAACATCTATACCCAAGTCGTTTAAAAACTCCTCCCACTCTTCTCTCCAGGGTGGAAGATTAGCAGTTTTGAGATAAACTGCTGGATCTTGTACTTCCCATTTAGGGCAACTTACACGACTAATTGGGTCATAAAAATACTGTGGCTGTTCGTTACTTCTAGTATTGTTGTATTCAAAATGTTCCACCATCATAGGACATGCGCCTAGACAGCCTTCGTTAGTTAACAGACTAAATTTAATTTCTTTTCCTAAATTTTTCTTAATCCATTCCTTAGCTTCTTTAAGACGAAGTAACGTATCCCTATCTCTCATTAAATCTCTGTCTAAGTTGATGTAATTGAAACCAGCTTTTGCTAAATTTACTACTTCAACTGCTGTTCGCACATCTCTTAAAATTGTATTTTTAATATATAATTCAGGAAAGGCTGCCTGGATCTGCCCTGTTGCTACCCAGTGAGTGTGAGGAATAGTAGCACTTCTAATACCTGCGTCATACATTGGTTTAAAATTTTTAATAAACAAATCTAGATTTTTTTGTGTAGGAGGAATTTGTGTATTATTAAATGTAGCACTTACAGAAATTCCAGTATGCGCCTGGATATTAATAGCTGTTTCTATCAAAGAAATTCTATCTTCTTCGATAACAAATATATCGCCCATAGCATCCTGTGTGAAAGGAGGAATACGAGCTGTAAAATACAAATCGTAGATATAGTCTTTGTTAGACAAGAGCCAGTTATAGAAAAAGTGAAACTGATCCGGTGATAACTTAGGGTTGAGTGGAATACTAAAAATCTTTTTATTCATTATTGTTGCCTTTAAAATAATTATAGCCGAAGGCTTCCGAGAATTTCAAAATATCTTTTGCTTTCCAAAACCAAGTCGGTCCGCTTTTAGGTAAATCTCGACGCAGTGCTTCTTTATATTCTGGTACAAGTACTCTTAACATTTTACTATCTTTTACTCTAGAGGCTGTAATATTTTGAGCGTATTTCCAAAAATCAGTATCATAGATTGAACCCCCATGATAAAAATAACAAATGATATCTATTACTGCTTCGGCTACGTTGGTAAATTCTTTATTGACTGTTTCTACATCTTTAATCTGCCCTATCAGGTAAGCAATAAAAATTCTGTTTGCTTGATCATAACTAAAGATAGATGTAGCACTAATCGGTTCGAAGAAAATGGCACGATTACCATTTTTCATTATTCTGCCATCGAATACATTTTTACTATAAAACGGCTTAAATTTATATTCGATTCCTTGCCAGTCGGTTTTGTCTATGCCTATTTCTTTTGAAAAATCATCTAGTGCTTGATCTTTTGTAGTTATAGAATCGTTGTATAAGTAACCGTAACTTTTTCTAGTAGTGAGAGGAATTTCAAACATCCACCCATTTCTGTGTGCCCTGTGACCGGTATATTTCCATTCACCAGGTTCATTAAAATTATGTACTAAACAATGATTAACCGGTAATGTGTCTACTAGATGATAGTCTGAATAGTCTTCAGGAAACCCTCTGCAATCTATTACATAATCAAATTTGTGAGTGACATTGTCCACTACAACTTCTACATAATCTATTTTATTTTCAACAGAAGAAACTGATCCTAAAATTTCACTGAATTTTTTAGGCCAGGCTTTTTTAAGTCTTGGAAATACTAGTTCCTGTAGTTTAAAGTTATTGAAATGTATAGCACAATTACCTTCTATTAGAGGAAATAAGTAGTCATGCTCGCGCCAATTGATAAATTTAGTGCCAAATTTATGTGTAGCATCTAAGGCTGGCAAGTCATCATGGATATTAAAATTGATAGCTTCTTCTAATGCTGAAATAAAAGAAGGATTTGAACTTTCGCCAATGCCTAGAATTTTTTTAGAAGGATCATATATTGAAGTTATTGCCCAGCCTTTTCCAAGATTTGAGCAACAATAACACGCTGATAAGATTCCTGCTGTTCCAGCGCCAATGATGGCTACGGTTTTTGTCATAGATAAGTCCTTGTTAGATACTTATCTAAGTGTTACTAGCGGATAGATTATTCTGAAGTTACTTTTTTAACGCCTAAACGAACTTCTAATCCTGGTGTACTAAGATCCCATTTTGGAGAAGGAAGATTTTCTAGTTCAGCTTGTTGATTAGTAGCGGCATAGTCAAATCTTTTATTCAACAATCGTTGGCAATCTAAAATGCCTTCGCATGAATTTATTTCTGAAATTATTTCATTTTTCTTATCAGAAAAAGTTGCTTGTTCTATATCGGTAAGAGCATTGTAGTGATTGTTCAATTCTACAAGCATCATTTCTTTTAGAAACTTTGCTGTATTAGCAATATCTTCGTCGCTACAGGTATAAGCAACTTTACCCTTAGGACTTGCTTCCGCAGGATCTAAAGATAAATGTGGAGCGGCCCATTCTTGAACTTCACTAGCATTTACAGGAAATTTAATATTTCTTCCGTTGTTACTTAATAAATTTAAATGTGAATAAATGCTAGCTTTTGCCACAGCATCTTCTAATACCGATCCGTTTACAGAATTAACATCTATAGAGTTTTCAAAACCTGAATTAACTTCGCAAACATAGTACGCCCATATTCTATGACGTATAGTTAAATTTTCCATTTTAGGATCTGCTGGTGGGAACGCTTCACAGATTATAAACATTGTTTAAATCCTCATTAGTATTTTGTTGCGGTGTATTTGTAAGCTCATCTATTACGCCTGGACGATCCGCTTGGATCATACTATTAATTAAATCTGCTTCTAAGCCGCCGCCTATTAACACATCTTTAGGCGGTGTTATACCTAGTTGCTGTGCTACTTGATTTCTGATCAACTGATGTCTTGTATCATAAGATAAATTTAAATGATTGGCTAAACCAATTACTTCAACTTGATGATCTTTATCTAACATCATGATAGCTTCTAAATTTCCAGCTCCAATTCTACCATATGAACACATGTCCATGGCAGCTTGTCTTGCTAGTCTTACGGTCCAATATTGTCTTTCGTACTCTTCTTCTTCTGGAGTATCTAAAATATCCATAAGACTTCTGCCGTCGGGTGTTTTGCTTTCACTGCTGGCTAAAAATTCATTTAGACAATCAATGAGATCGTTTCTTTCTCTGTAAAAATCCGCAACTCTATTAATACTTTTATTAATATCTTTTCTAACTTTAGCGGCTTCTATTCTTTCCATTTCTGCTTCTAGTTCATCATCTGTATTTTCAGAATTTCTAAGATGAATTTTTTCTTGAACTTCAAATTTAGCAATTTCATACTCGATCATTTCAACAGTATTTTCTCTGCTTTTTAATTCGAGTAAAAATTGCTTCATCTTTCCATATGGAGTAAACTGGCTTTCGCCTACGAACCAGCGTACTTTAAATTTAGGATTTTTCCATTCTTTATTATGTGCTTTTTCTAAAATTGCTTTATCGTCATCTGACAACATTCCCGTGTCAGTATTAATAACCTGTAGCTCTTGTCTTGAATGAAATTTTATCACACTATTTTCCATATAATCCTCTGATATGTTTATATACTGTAATTATCAATCTCTTTGGAAGCAAAAACCAGAACTGGCTCCACCGTGTCCGCCAGGTTGTAAGGCTCCGTTGATCTCTTGTGGTGTATCACTGGAATAAACATATTTCCCAGCTCTATTGTTCTGTGTATTATCGTAACTACCAATACAGTACCCGTATAGCTGTCCTATACCGTAATTTTCTTCGCCAGTATTACTTAGGATCTTGCCTGGTCTACCGCCGGTATCGGAAGACGATGTAGTAGTTAAATTAATTTTTCTAAAATTGTAGCCACCGTTATAACTACCTTGGTCGCCGCCATATGCGTATCCTATCTTACCGCTAAGACCTTTTTGTTGTCCACTTGCGCCGCCGTTGACACCAGTCTGTACAGTAGTATCTGTTGAAAATGTTGTTTGATAAGGTGTGCCGCCATCATAATGCATAGAAATAAATTCGCCTTGTATTGCCGACATGTCACTGGTTGAACCTGCTACTCCTAAATTGCTAAATGTTTCGGTTGGAATATTAAATTTAAACATAGTACCTACACCAGAACCGCAAGTATAAATTTTAGTTCTATCAGCTGATCCGGCAGAACCACTATTAGCACAACCATAGCCTGGGGCACCTGTACCATTTTGTTTAGATTCAGTTCTGAGATTGAAACGAGTAGTGCTGTTACCGTTCCAGATATAACCGTAGGTATCACCGCAGCCACCTGATTTATAGTGATAGTTGTCTACAGCTCCGTCACCAAGATTTACTGATGTATCATTAGAGTGTGTAGTTCTGTTGGCATTTGACCATAAGTTACTGTTTTGATAACCGCCAACCATGTAATTACGTGTAATAACTTGTCTATATAAGAAAGGTACTGACAAGGTAATTGTATAAGTTCTATCTGTATAACTAGGAATGCCAGCAGTAGTAGCACGTACAGTAAATGTATATACGGTGCCATCAAAATTAGTACCGGCTACTGTATAGTTTCCTGTTACAACTCCAGTACTGGAGTTTAAACTAAAACCTGGAGGAAGGCTACCTGAAGCAAGGCTATAAGTAATTGCCCCTTGGAAGAAAGGATCAATAGCAACACGTTGGCCAGTTACTGTCGATGCTGAAGGACTTGCAGCGTTTCCACTTACTGCTGTTGTTCCAAGACTACCTGCGGCACTACTGCCTGATCCGTCGATAGGGCTTTGACCTGGGTGATAGCCACCCTGACCTTTAGCTTCATTACTACCGCCTACTGTTCCTAAAAATGGCATATTATGCTCCTAAATTAATTTGATTAACCGAATGAACCGTACTGACCTAACACATAGGTAAATGATCCGCTTGGGTTAGTAACAATAAATGTTGCGAATTCAACTTTGTTAGCACGTGGACTTGGTGCTGATCCGCCTGCCCATGTAATACTATAACCTGTACCATTAAGCTGTACACTGGTTGGATAGTATGGTGTACCACCTTGTACTAGAATTAATGTAAGTGTGGTGGTTCTACCAGCAGTTGTAGGTATGTTGGTAAAGTTTGGAACAAAGTTAGCACTCAAACTGGTCAAATACCAAACATCACTAGTTGTAAAACTTAGAGCAGGACTTGAACCTGGGCTTGAGTTTGTCCCTAATACCTCTTGAATACAAGTAGCTGTTAATACGTTACTAGCTGTTAGTGTTGTAAAAGCACCGGTGCTGGCTGCCGAGCTACCAATAGCTGGAGGACTTGCTAGATATGTACTAAAACCAGCGCCACTAACTGTTGAGCTAGCCGATAGCGTTGTAAACGAACCAGCTGCCGCAGTTGATTGTCCAATAGTTACGTTGTTAATAGTGCCAGCTGTTGCTGGGTTAATTGTAACTGTGCCAGTTCCTGTAGGTGCTAACGATACACTGGCGTTGGCCATGTTTAAGTTAACAGTAGAACTAGCTGTTAGTGTAGTAAATGCTCCTGCGCCGCCACTGAATGCTGTTGCTACCCAGTTAGTACCGTCTGATACAAATACCGCAGAATTCAATGATCCTAATGCGCAAGTGTTTGCAACACTAGTACCTGGGCCAGTAATAATACCGCTTGTAGCTGTAGTGCTTAATGTTATTGTATAAGTCGAAGCATTATAAAATGACATACTGAACCCAGGAAAAAGCACTGGGTTAGGAAGTTGAACTGTGTAAGGTGCGCTTGCTGTAAATTCAGTTAGTACACCTTGCTGAGGTATAAGCGGACTAGAAACAGCTGATGAAACCGAATTAACGGTAAATTGCGAATTATAACGTGCCATAGATTAGTCTCTCTTTGTTCCGATTATGATGTGCTTGTTTCAATGCCGTAAATATTCACGTTTACAGCAGTACCAGTACTAGTTGCGTAGATATAAGGAGTCGATGCTGACAACGCTCCGCCTAATGCCACTAGACCAGTACGTTCAAACACACCATACGGTGCTATGTTTGTCTGGTATTCAAAATATTCACTTGCGCCAACACCACCTGCTGTTGAGCTTGATGATATTGCTAGTCGAATTTGTACAGCACTTGAGCTAGTGTTTGTAAATGAAATATTGTATATTCCATAATAACCACTAGGTACTGTGTATACAGGTAATTGAGTTGTTAAGGCTATTGTACCTGAGGTTAATTGTGTTGATGCTACTCTTCCTGTTGACATGTTTTATTTCTCCAATTATATTTTAATGCTGAGTAAAGAATGCTAGAGCAACAGGTGCCCCATCAATTCCGCCTGTAAATAACATCTTACTTGACACATAAATTTGTGCGTTTGATGTATTACTTATCGTATTTCCAGCGATATATATCTGTCCAGATGTTATGGTATTTACGTTCAATGTTGATTGACCGCCACCAATCTGGGCTGTAATAAACGCTTTGATAGCTTTCTGGGTTGGTACCACACTGTCGCTATTAGCTGTAAAGTATGGATCTGTACTAAATTGGGTAATTGTAGCACTTCCAACTCCTAAACTTACTGATCCAAGTGTCAATGATTGTAATCCAGCTAAGTTAAACGCACTAGCGTTCAATGTAGCAGTACCAGTTGACTGTTGAACTCCGAACAAGTTACCAACGTTAAAGTTACCGTCTTGGTCAGTACTTGTAAAGAACACACGACCTCCGCCAGTACTTAATGTTTGATTAGCTTGAACTGCCTTAGTCGGGTCAATGTTTGGATAGTTAGTTGATGTTACTCCGCCTGTACCAATATACAAGAAATCATGTCCTGTCATACGTGTATTACTGTACAATAGATTTGTTGTAATTAATGTGCCATTTGGTGGTGCTAGTAATGTGCTAATTCCTGGATTAATTTGGAATGTAGCTGTATAGTTACCAGCAATACCTAATATGTTAGTTACCGCAACAAGTTTATACCAAGTATTTGAAATACTTGAGAATATTACGTTACAACCTGCTTTTGGTATTTGATACAATCCGCTTACGTTGATAAATGTACCTGTTTGATACAAATCGGCATATCCGTCACCAGCGTAACTTGCTGTAGCAGTCGTATTTCCAGTACCACGGTTTGTAAATGTAGGATTACCTAACGCACCGTTACCAATACGTGCTGTTACTGGAGCATTATTAACGTGGTTCGGATCAGTAATTGTTACAATTGGGCTAGCAAAATATGTCATGCTAGAAATTGCCGCGGTTGTTGCTGTAAACGATGATCCACCGCTAGATAATGCTACTTGGAATTGTGTAGCAGTAATACTGTTAGGAACAATATAGTAATATTGTCCAGTAGTAATACCACCTTGGCTTGTACCGTTGAATACAATTGGTTGATTAGCTACCAAGTTAGTTGTACTATCAGCTGTAATCAAGCTCAATGCGCTTACAGTACCAACAATACTTACACTAGTACTTGTACCAACTGTGAATACTGAACCGTTTAAAGTTGTGCTAATTTGAACACTTGTACTTGCCGCTGTCGTAGCATATACATAGTATACTGTTCCGCCAACAACATTACCAAAACTAGAAGCAAATACAATTGGTTGACCTTGTACTAATGTTGCAGCACTGGCCAATGTGATTGTGGACGAGAAGCTTGAGTTTACAGTTACACTAGTACTAGCATAATATGTTGTTGCTGTTACGTTTCCACGTGGGAATCCGCTTCCAGGTTCAACCATACGAATCTCAGATACCGCATTACTTACAACTTTAACACGACCTAGTGGTGTTGCTCCAGTTTGTAATGTAGCCGCTGTTGTACCGCTAGTAGCTGATACGCTTACCCAAGTTGGAACTGCGCCTAGTGTAGCATTTTGTGGATTACCAAATGTTAATCCTGTCCAGTTGCTTGAACTTGGCATACCTGTTGCGTAGAATGTCCAGTTTACACCGTCCCAGCTAGTTGCCACCGCTTGTGAACTTGTTGCGATTGCTACAAATAACCCTTCACCGTAACTAATTTTGCTCCATGTTGTTATACCACTAGCATATAATGGGTTGTTTTTAATTGCTACCCATGTATTATTAGTTACGTTTGGACTTGTACCCCACGCACTAGTCTGCCAGTTGTAAGTATAGTATACTGTACCATCGCTAGCTAGTGCTACGAAACGTCCGTTACCATATGCTAAACCTGTCCAAGTTTTGTTTGGCAATGTTCCGCCTGTAGACCATGTTGTTGGATCCGACTTCATCCAAGCAGTTACAGTTCCACCGATTGCGCAGAATACGCCACCACCATAAGCAACTTTAGTGTAACCACTTGAGTTAGCAATAATATTGCTTGACTGGTTAGTCCATGCTGTAGAAGGTGCGCCTGTTATCGAAGCTGCCGCTGCCGATCCGCTACCACCGACAGCAATAAACAAGTTATTACCATATGCCAACGATGTCATTGTGCTTGTTGGTAATACGTTTGAGTTAGCTGTCCACGCACTTCCTAATGTTGTAGGTAAGTTATAAGCATTTGCTGTGCTTGCGCTTGATATTGCTAAGAATCCAGCGTTTGGATCTGTAATAGTAATAGTTGGTGCTGTAGCATAACCATAACCTGATTGTGTAATTGTAAAGCTACTTACACCAGTGTTTGTCAAGTTAGCTGTAGCTACTGCTAGTGTACCAACATAAGTTAATGTTACACCATATGTAGCACTTGCTCCAACACCAGTTGCTCCATAACCTGATTTACCGTATACACTATTTGTAAATGTTGGAGCAGTTGAACTAAATGTTCCTGATGCGCCAGCTTGGTAATAGTTACGAACGTTTGGTGATACGCTAGTATCTACATAGTAGTAGTAAGCGTTAGCAGTTGCTGAACCACTTGAAGTCCATGCTGTTGCTGTAAATGGAGCGCCAATTGTAACAGTAGGTGCGCCAAAGTAGTTTTGTCCCCATACGTTAGCAGTAATACTTGATAACTCACTAGTTACTACAGTTACAGTTGGGTTAGTATATCCGCTACCTGTAATTGTCATTGTAACTAACTGAATTGTACCATTTAACACTTGGCAAATTGCTGTTGCGCCTGTACCAGTACTATCTGTAATTACAATAGTTGGGGGAGTTAAGTAGTTGTAGCCACCGTTAGTAACTGTGATACTTACTACTTGTCCAGCTGTGTTACCAGATCCAATAACTGGAGTAAGAATAGCTCCAGATCCGCCAACACCACCAACAACTGCTGTTGCTGTAGCACCTTGGCCGCCACCGTATACTACGTTGCTCCATGTTGTAGAACTTGGCATTACACCGCCGACGTTCCATGTTTTGCCATCAGTGCTGTAAGATGTTGCTGTTGCGCCGGTTGACGTAGCTACAAAGTTACCTGCTCCGTATGTTAATCCAGCCCATGTATTTCCAGCACCACTTAATGTACGTGCGCTACTTGAGAAACCAGGACTTGTATAAGCGATTGCTGGTTCAATAATATAAGTTGAAGTGGCATCTAATACTGGTTGAATTGTATAGCCTGGAATAGCATGATCCCAACCTGCTTCATATACTGGAACACTGATTGTACCAGTTAATGTTGTGCTTGCCATGTTTTGACTTACGCTAACAGTCCAGCTTGTACCACTACCTGCTGTAATGTAAGTATTTGCAGCAACTGTTCCTCCGCTTAATAACATACCAATATAGATAGTGTTAGTGATAGAACCACCAATTGTTAATGTAGTTCCAACAATAGTTGAACCTGCCATTGTAGCTGGTGTTGAAGTTGTAGCAGTTAGTGTGTAGCTATTTGTACCTGCTGTAGCATGAGCCGCTGTATCAGCAACTTGGAATGCTGTGCTTGTAAAACTTGCTGAACTTACATAGTAAACTGTTGATGCTGATAAACCAGCAATAGGCGTGTACAAGTAAATTGGCTGTCCGGCGTACATTGTAGATGTACTTGCTACAGTAAATGCGCTTGTTGTGTTTGATGTAATAGTTAAACTAGCAAAACTTGGACGAACAATGTTAGCAAGTTTTGAAGCACTACTATAACCGATAATGTTTGCGTACTGTCCTACACCTGTACCAGCAGTAATTTGAACACGCATACCAAGATATGCTGAACTCAAATTAGTATCTGAGTTGGCAATTGTAATAGAACCAACTGCGCCAACTTGAGCTACGTTGCTGATTGTTAAGTAGTTACTACCACCAACACCTTGTCCATTGTTTAAGTCAACTAAACGTGTTTCAAATACTGCTGAATCACGGAATTCGTCTTGTGTTGTAGTAATATTATAACCAGCACCACTGACTGTTGGAATAGCATTAGTATATGATGAACCTGCGTTTTCATATTCTAAACGCCATACATAGTTAGTAGCATCTGTAATTACGTTAGTAACGTATGCTGAGTTATAACGATTGTTTAATGTAGCATAAATTGGAGCTTCGTACGAGTCGATACCTTCGGCAATAACACCATATGTACCATATGAACTGTTACCGTTTGTAGAACGGATACGTCCGCCTAATTCTGATAGATATCCTGCGTAACCATAGTAGCAGAATACGCTAACTGCTTCAGTAATAGCGCCTGAACCTGTACAGTAAATACCTACACCATCTGACAATACTTGTGTAAAGTCATTTGACACCATAGACTTAAATCCGCCATTGTGTAATGCGGCATCAATCTTCATACCTATACAACCATTACCAAAATTAGTAATGTTTTGTGTATATGGTGAACGATAGTTAATCCATGTGCTTGAGTCGTTTGGACCAAAACCTTGGTCAAATGCTACGTAAGCGCCAGCTGTTGGTCGACGTGTGCCATATGTATTTGGTAATGCCAAGCTACCTGACAATCCGTTACAAGTCATGTTACGTATACCAGTACCGCTTTGTAAACGGAACAAGTCGTTAGCTGTTGCGCCTGTGATAATTGACAAGTGTGAACTTACAGCACGTAGAGTTTTGTAGTTTCCTGTCTTGGCCAAGTCGTAAACAAGTCCATCAAAGAAATATCCAGTATCACGTACACACTTAGTTGTATTAGTATAGTAAGCAACGTTCATAGAACCGGTGCCACCGACTAGCGTTACTGTAGATTGTGTACCAGTTCCTGCTTGTACAGTACTTACTGTGAATGTAGTAGTAGTTGGAGTTGTTAATACCCAGTATGGAGTATTAGCAGAAATATTAGCATCAAAGATTGTGCCAGTTAAGCCAAACTGTACTGGATCACCAACTATCAAGTTGTGAGCAGAACTTGTAGTAAATGTACCATTAGTTGCTGTAGCAGTTACAGTTCCGCCGTAAGTGCTCATGATGTATGCTACAATTTCATTTGATAAGAATGTTTTGTTAGCACGAATAATTTCAGCACCTTGAATTGTGGTCATTGTATTGTTATAACCACTAGCACTATAGTTAGAAACAATTCCGTATCCTGGAGCAACTGTACCGTTGATAATCTTAGATGGAGAACCTTGTGTTAATTGTAATCCAGCTGTGGCGGTTGCTGTTAAACCAGTAATTGTATTAGTAATAACATGGGCTGTACCACTCTTATATGTACTTGTTACTGTAATACTTGTACCAGCATTTGGATATGTGCCAGCTGTTACAGAGTTGATCCAGTAAATGTTACCATTCCAAATACCACCAGATTGGTTTACTGTTGCTGTTAACTGAGCATTTAGTCCAAATGTTGCGCCTGTTATTGTTCCGCCACTTGTTGTAGTTGTAATTGCTACGCTAGAACCTAATGTACCTGTTAGAGTAAATGTAGTTGAACCGTTAGTAGCAAGTATGTAGAATGTTGTAGCGGTTACTGTAGCACTACCGTTGATTGTACCAGCAGATAATACACCATTAATTGTAACTGCTTGGCCTACAACTAGTGTTGTACTAGCACAGCTAAACTGACCAGCTGTACCAGTAATAGCAACTGTGCTTAGTGTTGGGCTAGTTTGTAAACTAAAAGCTCCGCCGCCTAATGTAGTTGACAATTGAATTGTACTACCACTTGGGTTGATAACATAGTAGGTTTGATAGTTTACTATACCGCCTAAGTTTGTTCCGCTAAACCAAATCTTCTGACCTGCTACAATACCTAAACTTGCGGCAGTTGCTGCAAGTGTAAGTGTATTAGTTGTTGAACCGATTGTAGCTAGTACAGTTGTTGTTACTGGAGCAGGCAAACCTGTAAATACGATTGGCATATTAACATACATACCAGCGTTGCTGTTTACAGTAATTAAGTTTGTACTAGTTGTAACTGCTGTTACAGGAATAGCTGTACTTGAAGCTGTAATATTTGTTGTTGTAGATAAACCACTGTAGATACCATAAACAACGGCTGTCATTGCGCCAATAGAACCTACTGTAGCAGTAATTCCGCTAATAGTTCCTGTTGATGTTGTTGTAACAACTGCGCTACCACCAGCTGTTGCTGACAATGTAAACGATGTTGAACCGTTAGTAGCAATGATATAGTAAGTAGTTGGTGTACTATATCCTACAATGCTACCTGTTGAGAATGTTCCACTAAATGTAACTGGCTGACCTACAACTAGTGTAGAACTTACTGCGTTACATGTGAATGTACCGTTAGCACTTGTAATTTGAACTCCAGTTAATGTATTAGTTGGAGTGATAGCAAATACAGAACCACCATAAGTAGAACTAACAGTTAATTGAGTTGCGCTCAATACTTGTTTAATATAATAAACACCGGATACTAAATTACCAATAGCAGTTCCGCTGAGAGTAATTTGTAATCCAGGAACCATACCAACAGTAGTACCTAATGTCAAATAATTTGTAGTAGGAATTGCGTTAACAACTGATGTAGTTGTTGAACTTACTGATTGGCTATAGTTAGTTAACCAGTTTATTGGGCTAGCTGTGATAGTAATTCCGGTTATAGGACTTCCTGAACTACCACCTGCGGTAGAAGTAACATTTGAGCCGCCTTGTGTTGCTGACAACTGGAATGCGCTTGTTGTTGGAGTACCGATAACATAGTAAACTGTTCCAGATGCGTATCCACTGATACTACCTGCTGAGAATGTTCCACTAATAGTAACTGTTTGACCTACAACTAATGGAGTACTTAATGGAGTAGCAAGTGTAAACACACCTGTTGTACCACTTAGATATGCGCCAGTAATTGAAATTGTTGGTCCAGATACTAGTGTAGTACCTGTAGTAATACCAATACCGCTTATAGTCATACCTGCTGTAATTACGCCGCTAGTAATACTGTTAACAATAATTTGTGTTCCAGTAATAGTACCGTTGAATACAGCATTATTAGTTGGCTGTCCTTGTAGGTTTGCTACCATTTCATCTATAACAATAGATGTTTGAGCAACTGCGCCGTTTGCGGCCAATAGTTTACAACGCTCACCAATAAAGCCAATAGCTCCATAAGTGCTGTCAGCTAGTGTTTGTTGTAAAGCCGCTACTAGTGGAATTAATCTCTGATATGAACGTCCAGTAATAATACTGTAGAAGTTACTACCAAACAATGTATCGTAGCTTAGGGCAGTAACTACATAACTTGCGTCACGTGTAGTTAGAACTAAACTTGGACTTTCGCTTTGATAGAATTTTTTAACAAATGCTGTAGCATCGTTGGCAATTTCAGTTGCGCGGGCTTGGATAGCATTAAACGATCCTTGGTTGGCAGGAGTAGCAAATGCGATTGCTCCAGATGCTTGCGGAGTAATAGCAAATGTTCCAGTAATTGGTAATTGGGCACCTGAAGTGCCGTATGTTTGACTTACACTAACTGTCCAGCTTGTGCCACTACCTGCTGTGATATATGTACCTGGATTGATACCAACTGTAACTGTCATCTGACCAGTTGCTGTTGATAATGTTGGACTTGTAGTTGTACCGTAGTTGTATAGTGTAACTGTGTTACCTGAAACAACGTTAACTGTATATGTTGTTTGTGTTAATCCGCCAAAAGAAAACTGATTTCCATAAGTGTATGGAGTACTGAATGTAATAGCCATACCAGCTACAATTCCAGTAGTACTTGCTAATGTTACAACGTTGGTAGTTTGTGCTGTAGCAGTGGCAGTTGTTGTTAATACAGTACTTGTTACTAGTTGACCGATTGCCAATCCAGTACCGCTAGTCACTGTCAATGTAGTTCCACTAATATAACCAGTTGTTGTTCCAGTTGTTGTGTTAGGGAAACCACTGTTGTTTAAGAAATAAATGATATCAGCAACACGAGCTTGAGCAAATTTTACTGCGGCTTGTGAACCAGAACTTCCAGTTGTTACCTGTGCTGTATTATTACCTGAACTTACTAAACTTGCTGAGGAAGCAGTACCGTTATCTGATGGATCTAACACATAAGGAAGTATTGCTGACAAGCGATTCAACGCTGCCAATACGCCAGTAGTGTAAGGTGCTACGATTAACGCTGTATTCAAACTGTAGTATGAATTACCAACAATTAATGATTGATTGTTACAACCGTATGTTAAGTCATATTGTAACGCATCTAACACACTACTTAAATCTCGAATAGTCTCTGCTTGGTATGTTGGACCATACTGTGACCAAGTTGTACCAGATAATGTGTTGTTTAGATAATTAGCAATTTCATCTTTGATGAATTGATAGTTTTGTACTAATTGAGCAACTGCATTACCATAACCTACTAGATAGTATGTGTTGTATGATGCTACAGTAGGCATATTAAATGCTGGCTGATGTATTAGACCCTGATTCGATCCGTAACCTGTTGAGTTATTTGGTCCAGTAATTACCGAACCGCCAGCCATGATATCTTGGATAGTCTTAGTATTAGTTACTACAAGGTTAGCTGCAGTAGCATTACCAGTGTCCCCAGCAGGCAAACTTGTTACCTGTGTTTGTGTATTTGGGAAAGGGCCTGTTGAAGTAGCAGTAATAGTTGAATTACTGATTAAATTGCTCAACTGACCTTGTATTCTTTGTAAAGCTGCCGCTGTTTTAGGAGCGTCATTTACTAGATATGGCTTAGCTGGAGCGGCTTGAACAATAGTACTACGTAGTTCATCTCCGACAAGAGCAGTATCTTGGCTTAAAACAATTGGACCGTACTCGTTGTATGTTCCTGTTTTTAAGAATATAGTTGTACGTGGACGTTGTAATGTTGGAACGTTTGCGTATGTGCCTGCGCTCAACGCACTTACAACAATAGCTAATAAGTTTTGAGCATTTACTAACGCACCAGATTCGATTGTAGCCGCAGGTGCTGTTACTGTATTTTGTAGTGCTCTGTTTGCCGCTGGAATGTTTTGTAATGCTTGATAGTTTACACTAGGAGCAGTACCATTCATTACCGCAGTGAACAAATAGTTTTCTAAGTAAGTTAAACTTGCTACCCATACGTTCATTTCGTATGTGGCATTGTTAGAAATATAACTTGTTAGTGTAGAGAAGAATGTTTGTGTAGCAGTTACACAGTATAAATTACCACCGTGGGTTAAGTCAAAAATTACACAGTCAATTAATGTACCAGCATCACGCTCTGCCTTGCTCTTGTCATAGAAGAAAGAAACAGTAGAAGCTACACCGCTGTTAGCAGTAATACCTAAACGTTGACCTGCCAATGCGTTAGCATAGCTTGTTGATACAGCAAACGAAGTTGATGTAATACTACCAGAAGTAACATAGTAAGTTGTACCTACTGTTAGTCCAGCAGTTGCTTGGTTAAATGTAATTGGCATACCCGCATACATACCCGCAGTAGTAGTTTGACTAGATGTGCTAGATCCGCCTACTGTGATTAAGTTGTTAGCCGCTGCACTTCCGGTAACATTATATGAAAATAATGTTTGGATATAGTTGTTAACTTCTTTCAACATGAATTGCTTGTTAGACTTAAGAGCCAAACCAGCATTAGGATTTAGATAACCTTCTTCAATTTGTCTAGCCGCATATAATACGCTTGCCCATGGTTTATCAATTGTTAAACCTTGACCACTACCTTGAGAGTCAGTTCCGTTTTGAGCAACGTATACAACGTTGTTTAATAAACCATAGTATGACCATGATGGAACACTACCGTTAACACGCAATACTTGTCCGTCTGTTCCGATAGGCAATCTTTGGGCGCCGTTTGTACCGTAATAAACGATATCACCTGTAGTAGTTAATGCGCCACTGTCTGCTCCGCTAGATAAAATGTTCCAGTAAGTACCAGCTGTATCTGCGATTGGGTTATTGCCTGATGCTCCAATGTGGGCACTGATACAGATATAACTGCTATTACCATAATAAACTGCATCACCAGCAACATAAACTGTTCCTGATTTCCATGTTACAGCGTATCCAGATACAACTGTAACAGTAGCGATAGCACTACCACTAATTGTAGCAACTTTAACAACAAGATTGTTGTTTACTGTTCCGCCTAAGTTTGTACCAAGAATGGTCAATGTGTCGTTAACAGCATATCCACTACCACCAGACCCGCTGTGAACTACTACGCTATACGCTGTACCAGTTATAGTTACATCAAATGTTGCCGCGCCATTTCCGCCAGCACTTACTAAGTTTGAGCTAGCGACTGCTGACAATGTGTAAGTAGTAGGAGCATTCCAACGAATACCAGAATTTAATTGACTCCAGTTAGCACTTGGTGGTTGAGAAGCAGAATTATCAGCAATAGCAACATAAGTATAACCACCTAATGATACTACTTGGCCAACTTTATATGATGTTCCACTAGCCCATGCGCCTGCGAATGTAATACCTGAAGTAAAGACTTGCCAGTATCCTGTAGCAGTACTTGGAGTTTGTCCGGTACCGCTTTGGATACAAGTATATGTATAACCACCGTATGTTACAACGTCACCAACAATATATGCTGTTGATGGATTGTATGAATTCATAAATTCAAAACCATTAACAAACAATGTGAAGTTGCTGGTATTAAGTGTTGTGCCTGAACTTGTATGTTGAGTTGTACAAATCCATAGATCCGCACCGTACTTAACAATATCATTTAATTTATAACGTGTAGATGTTGCCCAAGCGCCTAGATAATTTAATCCAGAGTTAAACGCAGACCAACTACTTTGATTTGCTTCTAAACCTGAAGAAGCTGTGTTAGCACTGATGTGAGCAGTTGTACAAACATAAGTAATGCCGCCGTAGTAGATAAAATCATCTACTTTGTATCGTGTATTGGTAGTCCAAGCACCTAACCAGTTAAGGTTGCTAGCAAAAGCAGACCAGCTACTTTGATTTGCTTCTAAACCTAATTGACTTGTTCCAGAAACTGTTCCTAACGCTGAAACAGTATATGTACCAGTTAAGGCAAAAGTAACTTGAGTAGTTGAACAAGTTACAACTGTGAATGTTGTATTAACTGTGTTAACTGATCCGCTTGTACTAGTAGGACTAAATCCTGCTAGTGTAATAGTTGAACCAACTAGGAATGGTTGAACTGGTTGTGTGGCATAAGTTAATGTAGCTGTTCCGCCGCTAACTGTAAATGCTGTAGCTGTTAAAGTAGCAGTAGCACTAGTACTTGTGTGAGCAGTAGTACATAGATAAACAATACCGCCGTACTGTGCTAAATCACCTAGGTTATAATAAGTAGAATTAGCCCATGCTCCTGTCCACTTTTGACCATCGGCCATTAAGTTCCAATATGGCGTAACGTTATTTAAATCTGTTGTAAACAAACTCGAACTTGTATTGCTTATTACACAAATATAAGTTTTTCCGCCATTTGTAACTACGTCATCAACCACATAAGATGTGTTTGGTGCCCATGTACCTTGGTACACAAACTTAATTCTACCTAGTTTAAATTCTGCCATTTTATATCATCCTCTGATAGTATTTATCTTTACTGTAATTCTTTATTTTTAGTTTAATACCCATTCTGTATTGGGTTATTGCCTGATGTAAAATCTGCCGCTATATCAGTCTTAGTTCTTGCGGCACCCATGAATACATCTAAAGTTTGCATGCTACCAGCAACGCCACCTTTACCGCTAATGTAGACTTTATTAACCATTTTAACAACAGATCCTGGAGAACCGTTAGGAATAGTAGATTGAATATAGTTTGCTCCACCTACTGTAATAGTACCTGCGGTAAATGCTCCAGTATATGTATTAGAACCACCTTGACTTAATCTTCCGCTTAGGTAAGATTTAATAGCACGTTGGGTCGGAATAATCGCATCTGAGTTAGCAACGAATGTTGGGTCTGTACTAAACTGAGTAACAACTACACTTGAGCCGCCAACAGCGATACCGCCCAAACTCAACGTTTGTAGACCTTGTAATCCAAATTGTGTAGCACTTAAGGTAACTGTACCAGTTGCTTGTTGTACTCCAAATAACGATCCTACTAGGAAGTTACCGTTTTCGTCTGTACTGGTATAGAATACGTGACCTTGATTAACTTCAATTGCTTCGTTACCAGGTATAGCAAGACTTTCATTAATAAATGGATAGTTGGTTGCTAGTTGATTACCAACACCTACTGACAAGAAGTCATGGTTGGTTAAACGACACTGACTGTAAAGTTGACGTATTGAAACTTGTGTACCGTTTGTCGGACTTAGTGCCGCTGACATAGTTGGAGATACTTGAACGTTAGCTTCGATAAACGGAGCTTGTGTACCATACACAACTGTTGCGCTGGTAACTTTATAAACTTGACTGTTACCAGCAATAGTTAAGTTACTACCAACTAATGGTAATGACGCTAGGTTGTTAATAATTAAAGTATAACCTGTTTGATATGTATCAGCGAAACCGTTACCAGTTATCGCTACTACTGTACTGGTTGTGTTATATCCAGTACCGCGTGATACAAACGTTGGGTTTGACAATGTTCCATTACTAATACGAGGTGTAATTACTGCTGTCACTTGCGAGTTAAAGTCAGTAAGTGTAGCAGTTGGTACGGATGTGTATCCCGATCCAGTTTCAAATAATGTAACTGCTGTAACTACTCCTGAAGTAATTGTAGCACGACCTTGCGTACGAGTTCCTTCTGAAATAGTTGTTACTTGTCCAAGCGAAGCTCCGTTGCCAGAGAACGCTGGGAACACTCCTACGTTACTAGTATTCAAACCGTAACCAAGAACACCAATGTTTCCATAAGTTAGTGTTCGTTGAGTCCAATAAACACCAGAGTGTGAATTATATTCTGTAGTTCCTGTAGATTGTACTGCTACAAATCTGCCTTGTCCATACGCCACCGATGTAGCAGAAATGTAAGTTAACGATTGATACCAAGTAATTCCATCGAAACTATAAGCAGAATACAAACCTGTTCCATTTTGAACAGCTAAGAATCTGTTATCACCATATGCTAACGCTGAATAATTTGCTGGTCCTACAGTGAATGTCATTCCACTTAAATTACCCGCTGACGTTGTAATAGCTTGATTACCAAGGGTTGTTAACGTAAATGTTGAATAACCGTTAGTAGCACTTATCAAATAAGCAGTACCTGCTGAATTATATCCAGTAATACTACCTGATCCAACATTTGAACCAGTAATATAGATTGTTTGTCCTACTAGTAATTGCGAAGATGAATTATTACAGCTGAACGATCCTGCGCCGCCTGTAATTGTAATATTAGACAAGGTTGCTGAACCTTGTGGTAATGTCGAAGAGAACCAAGTTATGCCATCGAAACTATAAGCACCAGTTCCATCACTAGCAACTACGAAGAATTTATTCAATCCATATGACAATCCAACCCATGTTTTGTTACTAGCTGGTAATGTTGTTGTTGTCCAAGATGCTCCATAATTGATAGAATATATTGCGTTTGTTGTACCAGACACAACAGCTACAAATATTCCATTACCATATGCTATACTTGTATATGGATTACTGCCGGTTGTAGCAGGCAATGCTACAGAACGCCAGCCTGCGCCGTTTGAGTTAGAATATATTGCTACTTGTGATCCAGTATTTGGTTGTCCTAAAGCAATCCAATAGTTATTTCCGTAAGCTAGTCCGGTCCAGGTTACGCTGGCAGCCCCGTTTGGCAATGGTAATACCATTGATGACCAAGTTAAGCCATTTGCTGATTGTGCGCCAGTTGATCCAGATTTTGGAATAGCTAAGAAATAATTTTGGCCGTATACAATAGCCGACCAAGTATTTCCGCCAGCTAAAGGTGCTGACATAGATCCAGTAGTTTGTGACCAGCCTGGAGATGAAAATGACACTCTTGGTTCAATAAAATAACTAGTAGTCGAATCTAATGCTGATACTGAAGGTGTTCCCGGATTAATGTTATCCCATCCGCTAACACATAACTGCATGTTTCCAATACCTGTAGTCAATGACACAGCAGAACCGTTTTGTGTGGTACTAACTTTAATAGTGCCAGCAACGTTATCAATAGCGGTTATATAGTATCTTGTATAAGAATTGATACTGCTACCACCAATTAAACTTGTTTGATAAGTTCCGTTCATTGTACCAATAGCACCAATACTGTTAGTAACTACTAATTTAGCACCAGTACTGTTTACAGTATACCCGCCTGCGCTTCCGCCTAGTGGCATAGGTGCTGGACAAGTTCTTGCGTTAACTAGACCAGTCGCACTAGTTAATGGGAACTGGTTAGTTTTATCTGTTGAAACAACGATTGTGTTGTTATTGGTATTAATTGTTAAAATATAATAAACAGTTTCTGAAACAAGGTTTCCAAAAGTTTGTCCTTGTGGTATTCCACTAAAAATAATTGGTTGGCCTTGTACAAAACTTGATACAGATCCGTTTACTGTAATTAAGTTTGTAGTAAATTGTGTAGCTATAATAGTTGTTCTAATAATACTGCTTGCTACTTGGAAATTATTACCATCTACAATACTACTAATCCAATATTCAGTATTGGCTGTAAGACTTGCGTCGATATTGTTTCCACTAAACACTACAGGATTCAACGGAACCATACTGCTAGTTGTAGCACTGATAGTATTAGTTGTACCACCAGTTGAAGACGCTACAGACAACACTAATTGTTGTGCCGATATTGAGAAGTTGTTACCATCAATAATATCTTGAATATAGTATGTTGTGCCTAATGTTACTCCGCCTAGCGCAATACCTGTAAACTGAATAGCAATATTAGGCAATGCGTTAGCTGTCGTGATAGAGTAAGCAGTTACAGTTATACCAGTAAGTGTACCTGAACTCACGCTAGTTGTGATTGGTGATCCGCCATAAGTTGCCGACAACTGGAAGGCAGTACTTGTAGGACTACCAATAACATAATAAGTAGATCCTTCGACATACCCACCGATACTACCACTTGATAGTATACCAGTAATTGTAACTGTTTGACCTACTGACAAGTTGAATCCTGTTCCGCCAAACACACCAGTTGTGCCAGTAATACTTGTAACATTAAGAACTGTAGCAGTTCCAGTGCTGGTCAAATATCCTGAATAGTTAGGATATGCCATTGACATTGTTACGTTAGCTGAAGCATTTACAGTTGACAATTGAATTGCGTTACCATATAATGTTGCTGAAATTTGTATATAATTTCCGCTGATGCTAACAATATAATATTGATATCCTGAAGTTATGTTAAATCCACTACCACTGAATATAACTGGCATGTTCAATGCCAAGCCGGCAGTACTGGCCATTTGGATAGTGTTAGTTGTTCCGCCAAGTGTTGCCACTGCAGTTGCTGTTCCGACTGAGGTAGAATTTACAACAGATGTAAAATATGTTGGTGTAAATTGTACTATTTGATTAACGTATAATTTACTAGTATCTGTTCCTGTAGCCAGTGTAAGCAAGTTAGTAGATGTTGTTGTATTTGTAATTGAAATTTGATCAACTTCGTCTTGACAAATCAATGCTGTTTTTGTAGGAATGCCATTTACAGTACCGTTAGTTCCGTTGTAATATGTAATGTATCCATACTGTCCAGCACCGGTACCTGCTTGTATGAAAATTCTCATACCGATATAGTTGTATAAACCTGGATCAGCGTTAGATATTTGTATACTATAAGTGTTACCACCTTGTGCAGTATTTAATGATGTAGCGTATCCGCTACCACCAGTATAGCCTGCGGTATCTGTTGTAATTCTAGCTTGGAATACTGATTGACTGCGAGTTTCATCTCCTGATAATATCGCACCCGAACCAGCTCCTATGACTTCGTAATTAGCATAAGCAGTATATGTACTTGACTGAGTTTCAAGATAAAAACCTGGACCATACGCTACTGTAGCAGTAGGATTAGAAACTTCTAATTGTGCGCCATATATAATTGAATATGTTCCTGCTTTTGGAGCATTAGCACCTTGCGGAAAGAATTTATAAGTTAGTGTATTGTTAAGAGCAGTGATATCATAAACTGATACCCAAACTTTATACCAACCTGCTACTAAAGTTTTCTGTGCTCCATAGTATGCCGGTATTGCGCCTGCGTTAGTACTATTTCCATATGCTGTGCCTGCGTAAGGAGTTACAACGTTTGTAGTTACGTTATAAGTTATACCACTTACTACTGTAGTTGTGCCAGAAAATATTCCTTGAATATCAATTGTTGAACTTGTTCCTGGGTAAACATACATACTTAATGTGTAAGACTGTGCGCTTCCTGCTGGCACTGTTCCTGTAACAGAAGACAATGATAAAATACCAGTACCATTCAAAGCACCTACAGTAAGTGTACAATCGTTAGTGCCGTCGATACCACCTAACTGAGAACCTTTAATTAAAATTCTGTTTCCAACTGTATAGTTTGAGCCAATACTACCTGAATGAACTACTGCGGTATATGCTGTTGCTGTAACAGTAATATCAAATGTAGCGCCAGCGCCTGGAGCACTATTTTGTGTTGTGCCTGATACAGCAGAATAGAATGCTCCTGGAGGATTTATACTAACAGATTGTTGAATATAACCAGTGCCTGGTGTAGAAATACTACCAGTAAGCAACCATGCTTCTGTATAACCTGTTGGTGCTGTTTCGTTTTTAATAAACGATACGTTACCATCGTTGGTCCATTTGCTTGATACAAAGTTATTACTATACTGCATCATATTAGTTGTTTGAGTATAATAACCAGAACCGGCGTTGTTATAGTTTAATTTTAAAATGTTGTTTGATGTACCGAACGCATTACTTACTCCAGCTTGAACTTGAGTACTTTGGTTGAAAATTGTACCAGTTGCTGGAATTTCATTAACGTTATAACCTTCTGACACAACACCAAAAGTACCATATGAGCTATTACCGTTAGCAGAACGAATACGTCCACCGCCTTCAGCAAAATAACCGATATAATTATAGTATGTGAACACGCTAATTGCTTCAGTAATAGCACCGCTACCTGTACACCATATGCCAACACCATCGCTTAGTACCATGGTAAAGTCGTTTGATGTAAATGACTTGCTACCACCGCCGTGTAAGTTGCCGTCTACTTTATAACCTACACATCCTGTACCAAATTGTGTAACGTTCTGAACATAAGGAGAACGTTTGTTAATCCATACTGTTGTGTCATCTGGACCATTACCTGGAGCAAAACTTACATATTTTCCGCCAGTAGGTCTTGCGATAGCATAAGCATCAGTTTGTGTCAACTGGCCTAATAGACCAAAGTTTGACAAGTTACGCATAGTAGTACCGTCAGTCATGTACCACATGTCTTTCAAACAATCGCCTGCGTAGAATAACATATTACCTACGTTACCTGTTAATGTAACAACAGATCCTGTGGCTGTAAATGTTTGTAGTATACCAGATGCTGTAGCCGCCTGAGACAACGTTACTGTAGAAATACTACTAATAGATTGAGTAAATGACACAATCGTAGTACCTGCTGGAATGCCAGGGCCGGTTACAGTTGTACCAACTACTAGATTAGTAATCTTACTAGCATTAGAAATTACACTACTACCTGATACAGTTGTACCAGTAAATGATATTGTTGGAGCATTTAAAATTTTAAATGAAGAAGATGTTAATGAAGTTCCTAGGACGTAATAAGTTTGTCCTGGAGTAATGTTTGGTTCAAAAGAAGTAGTAGCATTATTAACATACGGACTGATGAACTGGATTGGCATTTGATCTACCAAACCTGTAGTACTTAATACTGTTATAGTATTATTAAGTCCGCTGGTGGCAGTAGCATAAGATTGTATGCTAGTGGCTGGTTGTACAGCAACGCTACGTAATTCGTCGCCCACAATACTTACGTTTTGTGGAATAAGGATTGGTAAAACTTCGCTGTATGTACCAGTCTTAACATTAATAATAGCTGTTATGCCGCTGTTGGTTGAAGGTATAGTACTAGCGTTTTGATTTGTCAATGCTGTAATTATAATTGACATTAAACTAGAAATTTCAGCAACAATTCCTGATTCGGCTGCTAAACCTGTTAAGTTTTGATTTACATATCCAGCAGAACCTTTAGCAATACCATTTAACACTTGATAGCTAGATGCTGGCGCAGTATTTGCCACAACATTCTGCATTAAAGTTACTAGATAATTTAAAGACGCTACAATGTATGGTAACACAGACTCTGTTAAACTATTAACAATTTGTGTTTTACTACCATAGAAGAAAAATCTCAATGCGGCCGCAACAGTTTGGCTATTGCCGCCTCTCTGCATGTCATAGATAACGGCATCAATAATATAACCAGCATCGCGTTGTGTATAGAAAGGATCCCATAAGCTAGTTGGATCAAAAGGACTAATACTATTAGCCATCTGATAGTACATCCATTGGGTCATTTCAGTTATCATCCATCCTTTATTAGCTAATAAAGAAGCAGATGCGTTAGGGAAATATTGGCCTTGTCCTACAATGTTACAAGCATATCTAATACTTTTCCATGGCTGATCCCATGTTACACCATAGTCTGCTCTATCTGTTCCAACAGCAACGTCAACATAGTACACAGCAGGCACAACGTTAATCTTTCTCCAATTTGGAACACTACCGCTTACAACCAAGTTGTATGTGTTGGTTCCGATCGGAACTGGAACATATTTTCCATTATTAAATGTTTCAAGGTCACCGTAATAAGTCAATGAGTTATTTCTAACACCGGCAACCATGATGGTCCAATATGTGTTAGTAGTATCTAAATCTGGACGATTTGTTCCACCAGAACCACCTGTTGAATTACTTGAAGTATGTAATTGAACACAAGTATATGCGGTATTAATCCAGGTTACTGTATCACCTGTTTGATATGTAGTACCAGTGGCCCAACGATTTAACCAGTATGTTCCTGGAATTAATAATTTCCAATAAGAACCATTAACACCAAAAAACTTAATTGTTTCGTTAGCAGTTGGATTATTATCCGGAGCTCGATCTAAAACAAGAGTAGTTCCATTTGTAACAGACGTTACTGTTTGTCCTAAAGTAAATCCTGCGCCAACGACAATCATTCCTGGAGAAATACTTGTAGTACTACCCACTACTAAAGTTGTTCCAGTGTTTGATGTATAGGTTGTTGACATGAATCCCGCATTAGGATCTTGAGCTGTATTGTCTACTGTTGCTTCATATAGTCTACCATTACGTCTTACTACGGCGCCAAGCGGATAAGTTGAAGCATTATTCCAGTCGCCTTGAATACTATAACCTACATCAAATAATCCCCAATTAGATAATGAGGATGATGGTGTATTGCCTAAGTTATTATTAGTTAAAGAAACATACGCACTACCGCCATAGACAATAGCATCGCCTACTTGATAAGTAGTTGCCGAAGACCATACTAAACTAAAATCTTGTCCTGGCAAATATAATGTAAAGTTGCTAGAATTAAATGTAGTTTGCGATGTATGATACTGTGTACAAATATAAATGTTAGCATTAAGTTTTACAAGGTCATTAAGTTTATAACGAGTATTCGATGCCCATGCGCCTTTGTATACAACTCCTTGATACCAAGTAGACCAAGCAGATTGATTTGCTTCAAGGCCAGTAGTAGCATTGGCAGCAGATGTGTGGTTTGAGATACATTTATATACAATACCACCGTAAGTTACAGTAGCACCTACACCGTATGGTGTACTAGGTGTCCATACTCCTGCCCAAGTGTTATCGGCAACTAGAGTTGACCAGTTGGTAGCATCGCTAGCAAACAAGTTTGAACTGACGTTTGCTGTTGTACAAGAATAAAGATAGCCGCCGTAGAAAACTATACTGCCTACGCTGTAACTAACGCCTGATTGCCAAGGTCCTAAAAACTGATTGCTTGGCGCCATCAGTTTCCAATAAGGATAAGGACTTGCGTTTAAGTCTCCCGCAAAGGTTGTGCCTGCTGTGTTTGGAACTAAACAAACATACACAGATCCAGCATTTGATACTACAGAGTCTCTTGCGTATACTGTAGTAGGTGTCCATGTTCCTGCCCAGTTGTATCGTAATCTACCAATTTTAAATTCTGCTGCCATTTTTGTTCTTTCCTATTAGTTCGCGCTAACTATTTGTGATTGTGAATATGTATATACTTGATTGATACGGACTACTAACTCTCCCGCACTATCGATATAGTAATAACAATTTTTATTGTCCCAGCGATATTGATCAAATGTTAAATTTGTATATGGTCGACTATGATCAGTCGCTAGTCTTCCGTCAAAGAAATCTATGCCGTATTCAAATTGTTCAAAATTATTTGCGTTAGCACCTGGGTTGTTTATTGTTAAAGAACCGGTACTAGTTAACTGGTCTACTTTATAAAAATAAAGAGTGCCGTCGCTTGTTCCGCTGTCGGATCTTGCTAGTCCGTAGAAATATCTAGGATTACCACTACCTAGTAAATCGTTTAAATTGTATTCATTACCAATGTAATATGTCATAATTTTAATCCTTAGCTTATTTCTACCCAGCTCATTACCAAGTCAATGCTTGCCGCTTGATTGCTCGTTACCATAACATTGGTACTTGGTCCTAAAACTAAACGCTCGCCGCCGTTGATAACTCGTGCGCTGGTGTTTGCTGGAATTACAATATTATAAGCATAATAAGCAGTAGTGCCTGCTACCGTATCCGCTAACTGTACACTACCTAAAATAACGTTTGGTGTAGTATTAGATAAACTTAGACCAATAACAGTTGTCTTTGCGCTGGCATTAGTTACCAGAGCACAAAATGTTATTGTGCCGCCGGTAGCCGCACCTGTAGTTGAATTAGCATAGGTTACTGTAGTTGCTGTACACCCAGTGACTGTATATGTTCCATTGTAACCTGATACTGAAATTCCAGATACTGTAATACTTTGACCTACTGTAAATGGTGATGTGCCTTGGCTGGCAAATGCTAGTGTTACAGATCCGCTAGATGGTGAACTAGGTGTAACTGATGTCACAGTTAATTGAGTTCCTATTCCTGTTGCTAACGCATTTTTAAAATTTGTTGTCATTTCTTATCCTATCATTAGTGCCGCTTCAATGCCAATATCTGTAGCATCATTGAAAGTTACACCTGTACTTGTTCCGGTTACGCTAATCCAGTTTGTTCCATTAAACACTTCCATATACTGTAAATCAGTGTTATATCGCATCATACCTATTTCAGAATACTGAATAGCAGGTCTGTTATTACTAGTTCCAACGGGTACTACGACGCCATATGTGCCTGGAAATTTAGCATAACCAGTTCCAGATTCTACGAATGTAGTTACAGCGTTAGGCACTATGTTAGTAACACTACTACCAACAAACTTTAAATTTCCTATTACTATGCCGCCAGTGCCTGTAGTTGAAAGATTAATGTCTGTATTTGACGATATTGCGCTAATTGTATTAGTACTTATCTTAAGACTACTGGAATAAAAATTATTGGTAGTTACAGTAGAAATGTTAGCATTAGTTAAGTATGAATTTACTGTATATACGTTATTCCATTGAAGACTATTCGAGCCCAAATTATATGTAGCTGTCGTGCTAGGAAGTATGTCGCTGTTAACTTCGCCATCAAATACAACAGTATCAGAACTAGCATTACCTAACGTAATATTTCCATCAGCTGTGATATTTCCAGTAGCGTGTAAATCTCCGTTAACCAGCGTATTAGCGTTTAGATTAACGCTACCTGACCCTGATGGGGTAATGTTGATATCTGTATTTGTGCCTGTTGATCTAACTACGTTATTAGTAATTTGTAGTTGCCCAACTGTGATTGTGCCTTGATATACAACTCCACTAGCGCCGTTTGGCAATAGTGTGATTGTACTGTTGGTGCTAGAAATTGTACTATTGGCAATTGTTATTTGCCCGATAGTAGTTGAATTTGTTACTTGAAGATTGGTAGTACGGGTTGTTCCATTGACATCTAAGTCGTAGGATGGAGATGATGTATTAACACCCACGCGGCTATTAACTACATCTAAGTAAAGTAAGCTCGTCTCAAAAGCTAAATTTACCCCGTTGCGAAGCAAATTATCTTTTAAGAGCGGACCCGAAATTCGACCAACAGCCATTTACGCTCCCGTATACCCCGTGTTTCACGGTTAACCTAGTTTGGGCACACGCCCGCAGCCTTTCGGCTCTTTGTCGGTTTACCACAGTTGAATATCGTAAAACCTTGGTCAGATTTTACAGTAATAGTATTTAGCTGTTTTGGTTATAACCCCAGTATGAGGCTCCAAATATCGGCGATATCGGTGACCGTATCGGTGTTGATAACAGATTGTGTTCCGCGGACAGGAATCCATCCTGCTGTAGCATCATACACTTCAGGAGTTCCTATGTCCGTATTAAATCTAGTAGTACCTGGTTCAGGAGTTAATTGCCTACTACTACTGTTGCCTTCGGGTAGTGCTAGGCCGTTTGATCCAGAAAATTTAATATAACCATTAGATGTTCCAGATATCGTAAATGCTATATTGCTAGAATTAACAAAATTATAATTGTTCAATTGTATATTACTGTTTGTAAGTACTACGCCTAGTGGATTTACTGTAGGTCTTAAAATAATATCGCTAGTTGGATTAACGCTGGAAATTGTATTATCTGTTATTCTTAATCCACCTGTGTACATATTTCCAGCAGTTAAATTATCAAAACTACCAGTTGAACTGTATAACCCTTGGGCATATATACTGTTCCATTCTAAACTGCTTGATCCTAAATTGAATATAGGAGTATTTTGATAAAAAGGTACTCCTAGATTAGTGTATAAAGTCTGTCCATCTTCAGATAATAGTATTTGTCCATCTTCAGCTAATACTGGTTCTGATACTGGAGTTATTAATTCTAAAGGATTTGTAGGGATGATATCACTATGAATACCTGCTGCAAATGTAATGGTATCAGTATTAGCATTTCCTAATGTAACATTGCCATCCCATGTAATATTGCCAGTAGCGTGTAGATTTCCTGAAACTAGTGTATTACTATTAAGTACGATACCGCCAGTACCAGCAGGACTAAAATTTATGTCGCTATTGGTAGTAGATGTGATTACATTAGTACCAAAATTTAAACTGTCAGTTCCAATTGTTGGAGCAACAATACTAGGATTACTTGATTGGTTGGGTTGGATATAAATTACATCTACAAAATTTTGTATTTGACTACCAGTGAATACTAAGTTTGAGCCAAGATCTGCTTCTGTAGTTACAATTAAATTTGTAGTGTTTGTATTGTCTTTTACTAGTAAATCTCTTGTAGGAATACTAGTATTAAAACCTATACGATTATTAACAACGTCTAAGTATAGAAGGCTACTTTCAAAGGCAAGATTATTACCGTTACGCTTTAAATTATCTGCTAGTAACGGGCCGCTAATTCTTCCTAGTTCTCGCCCCATGGTAGACTCCTACCTTTACTGGTCAAAGCCAATTAGTGCTGTGACAGTTTTTCCGTATGGAACAGGGCTACTAAAATATAGATAATATCCTGATCCAGTTCTACTACCTTCTGTAATCGTCAATGTTGTACCATTGGCAATAGTTCCAGTAATAGTTGGCTTGTTAATAGTAATACTTGTTAAAGCATCAGTAGTTGAATCTGTTGTATATGAAACAACAGTGGTTCCGCTTTGTAAATATGAGCTTCCAGTAACGGTAGCACCGGTTATGTTAACTGCTGGATAGATAGTAATTCCAGTTGTTCCAGTTGTAGCATCAAAGTTAATAGTGGTCGATCCGCTAGTTACAGCACCGTTAGTATGGCCTGCGTAAGTTTCGTTGGCAATGCTTGGGTTTTGTACGATTGTATAGTTTGTACCACTAATTTGTATAACATTCTCGACAATTACTAGAATATTCTGACCGCCCCATGTTGTTCCGCTTTGAACAGTTGTCGGAGGAGCAGGGTTCAATGGACCAAAATAAACTGTGTTAGCATCACCAGCGCCAAGATTTTGTTGAGTAATCTGAGTTGATTCTTTAAAACGCAAACTTCTCCAACTATTGCTTTGGTATACCTGAACTTCGTTGTGATCAGTGTTATAACGCATCATTCCGTTTACAGGACTAGATGGAATTTGCGCATCAGTGCCGCGTGGTAATACAACACTACCTTCACCTGTAGGCTGAATGTACACGTTAGAATTTGTTACATCTGAATACAATGTTGTATCGTTTGGAATTCTACGACTAAGGTTACGTTGTTTTAAAAATCTCATGTTTATACCGGTAATGTGCTTACAACTATGCCAATTCCTGTGCCTGAATAAGCTGAACTAGCAACCGCATTCAAACTATCTCCATTGCCTAATACTAACTTTTCTTGATCTAAACTTAATGTTTCACCTGCGGGAATTGGCATAACACTAACTATTGTTGTTTCTGGATTAGCATAAGGAGTTTTTCCGCTAGGAACTGCGTAAACTGTTAAATTTATCGAACTTCCACTATTATTACAAGCTATGATACTAGTAATTGCATTATTACCAGTACTTGAATAAATTACAGTACCCGATGGACTACCACTAGATACTGATGTTGCTGTGACTTGAATTGCTGTTAGTGCCATGTTCGTTCCTTATAGTAAAATACTTAGCAATACTGCTCGGTTCTTACTTACTAATTCGTCATTATGGTATGAAAGTGCTCCATACGCTGTGTTGTTTGTAAAGTATATTCCAGTACGTCCAGGACCTTCTGCGGCCTTGGTGTAAATTTTAGTACTGGTACTTGCCGGTGTTGTGACATCAGTTGACTGATTATCTAAATTTAATATTGCGTTTACTTCTACATTGTTATTAGTTGCGGTTATTACCAAATTGTTAACGCTAACGTTGGTAATTGTGTCGCCTGAAAGTAACACATTGTTAACTTCAAATCCGCCTGCTGTAACCTGTGCCTTAAGTTGAGATCCTACTAAAAAGTCAATACTTGAACTAGTAGCTTGGGCCACTGTGTTATAACTTCCAGTTAATGGATAGTGTATAAGACTTACGTTAGCAACACCGCCTGTAGCACTTACGTAACTTTTTACGTACTGAACGTTTGGAATTTGATTATTGTTTCCGCCATTTTCAGTACCGATACGACTTTCATAGTTGGTGCTGTTAACAATTCCTAAAGCAAATGTTCCGCCTTGCATGTCAAAGAACAAATCTTGTGTGCTGTCATTAACGATTGTTCTTAATTGTAATCCATCTAGATATGTTCCTGTAGCAGGATTGCTACTACTAGGCAATCTAGTTTTTAATTGAAATGTACCTTTTATATTGTGTGTACCTATATAAGCATCACCATTTATAGCATTTGTCTGCGTTGGGTCATAGTGATATACTTGCTCGCTAAACACAAATTGTGCGGCATTTTGTGTGCCGCGCCACATTT